AAATAATAGCTGCCGCTGGTGTACCGCTTGACCAGCGGGAAAACTTTGGTCGTGCCGTCGCCAGTCCCGATCGTCAGCGGCGCGGCGGCGGTGCCGATGTGATAATCCGTCCAGTCGCGGAACCGGAAGCCGTGCGCCCGACCTTGCCGCGCATAGAAAAACGCGATGACGGCTTCCATGTCGGCGGCTGTCTTAACGCCGCTGCCGATGTCGAATGCAGCGCGCACCCGCGACCATTCGATATTCCGTTTTTCATAGCCGCTGCCGAGAACGATGGCGGTCGTCTTGAAACGCGGCCCGCCAGTCGCGCCGATTTCGATGCACTCGGGGAAACGAACGTCGTGAAATGCCATCAGTTATTCCTCGCGCTCGCGCGCGTGAGTGCCGTGGACATCCGCGCCTGTATCTGCTGCTGCGTTCGCATGAATGAATTAGCGTCCGGTGTCGTGATGTTCATGGTGACGGATACTGAACGCGATGGAGTCGAATGAGCAGAGTCGCCGCGCAACAATGCTTGAGTCGTGCGCGTCGGTAGCACCATGCCATGCGCCGCCGAGCGGATCAGTTCCGGCCCTTGCTCGCCGACCATGTACCATTTATTCGGACGGATCGGCCCGCCGTCAGCCATGCCGCCCCCGAACATCGCGCCACCGCCACCGCCACCGCCCCCGCTGCCAGCAGCCGCCGCGCCGCCGCCCGGACTGAACGCGCCGAGGAACGCTCCCAACAAACCCGAAAAGAATCCACCGCCCCCACTCGCAGACTTCGCGCCAGCAGTCAGCGCGCCGAAAATATTAGCCGCGAGTGCTTCCGCTGCCATGCGCTTCAACGCGATGGCCCACGAATACAGCATCCCTCTCAAGCCATCGTCGAAGCTGTTGAACAGCGCGTCGGCGAGGATGTCCTGCATGTTGCGAAGCGCCTGATCCCATTGGATCGACATTTCATCAGCGGCCTTTTTCGCTTTGTTGGCGTCCTCAACGAACGAAGCGGTCGCGGTCTGAACGAGCGAATAATATTGGTCAAGCGTGATGAGTGTCTTGCCGGTTGCCTCGTCCACCGTGGTCAGCCAGCCCACATATATGTCGATCTGGTCGCTCAAAACTTGATACGCGGTGCGCGTTGCCGCGAGTGCAGCATTGATGTCCTCATGCAGTTGCTTGTTTGCTTCCAGCGCCTCGCTTTCGGCTTCCGTTTTCAGCTTGAGTTCTTCAAGTGCGATGGTCAACTCAAGATATTTCTGCCGCGCAATATCACCTGCTGGCCCCATGCTCGCCAATTGTTTCCCCAACTCGCCTTGCGTTACTTCAAGTCCAGCCGCGCCCGCTGCGCTCGCACCGAACGCAAGCACCTGCATCTGCAATGCTTCGATCTGTTTATTGACCGCCTCGGTTGTTTTCTCGACTTCCTTGCGGTGCGCTTTAGCCGCATCCATCGCACCGACACTTGCCGCCAATGCTTCGGATGTTTCGCCTATCGGATTGAAGGTCGCCAGCCCGCCCGAGCCAGTCCGAGAATGCGGCCCGCTATTAGTCACCGGCTGCGGCGCGTTTGCTGCTGCGAAATGCTCGATCAGTGATCCAAACGGCAAGAACTTGGTCGGTGATGGCAGCATCGAGAGTGCCGCCGACACTTTGCCGATCAGAGCCAGCGCAGCGCCAAGCAGCAGCACGAAATTCCCGAGCAGCGAGTCGATGCCAGCCCTGACCGCAGGATCGCGCGCCATTTCCGCAAACTTATTGATGGCGTCGGTCAGCACCGGCAGTCCGGTCTTTGCTTCCAGCAGGTTTTCCAGATCGTTGCCGAGTCCGGTCAGCGCGCCCGAAAAGTTATTTCGCATCGCCTCGCCAGCGCCGACCGTCGAGCGCGACAGTTCATCGAATATGAAACGCGATGCGCGCGCAGTTTCGCCGAGTTCGTTCAGTTTCTTGATGACCTTTTTTTGATCCTCGGTCAGTACCACGCCCGCTTCCTTGAGCATCTTGACTGCGTGCGCGGGATCGGCGAGCGCCTTTGCGACGATTTTCGCCGCTTCTGGCAAGTCCTTTTTCATTCGCGCAGCAAGATCAACCGATAATTGCGTCGCCTGCTCAATGGTGACGCCTAAATTCTTGAACGCGAGCAACTGCGAAATGGCGTCCTGTATTGACTCGTCGCTGAATGTAGATGTGCCCTGCAACTGCGTCGCATAGGCGGCATATTGCTCGGCGGTTTTTGTCGCTGCCGTTCCGTTGTTTTGAACCGCGATCTTCAAGCGCGCAAACGATTCCTCGGCGTTCTTCGTCGAGGTTACGATCTTACGGAATAACTGCGTGACCAGATAAAAGCCGACGAATCCCTTGATGTATTTGCCGAATGCCGCCTGCGATTTGCTGAACGCGGAAGTCGTGCGCGCCATCGAGCGTTCGGTGTTCTTGGAAAACGTATCAATGCGCCCGCTGAGTTTCGACATCTCAGCATTCATCTGCGCGGTGCGCGCCTCAAACGCGACGATTAGTTTTGCAATTTCTGTTTGCACTTACTTCGCCTTCTTCTTGCGCTTCGCCATGCCGCGCAGCTTCGCCACTCCTGCCGCGAGCGAACGCTTCTGACGTTCATCGGCAGTCTGTAACAGAAAGTCGGTCGGTTTGAATGGGTCGGATTTCTTGCCGCCGCTCATGGCGCGCGCGGCATTCGCGATCACTGATGCCACAATTCCGGCGTGCAAATTGTCGCGCGCCGCACCGAATGGCTCGACGGCATAGTAATTGCCCCACTCGTCGAATTCTGCCGCCGACATCAGTTCCACCTCTCGCACGCTGCATCCGAGCGCCAGCGCCAGCCGGAACATAAAACGACGTTCCGGCGTCAGCCTTTTTTTTCGTCAGCCTCGTCGGTCATCATACCGCCGAGCCGCATCACCGCCGATGCAACCGCATCCACTATCGCGGGCCGCAGCGCCGCGATTGCCGCATCCTGCGCGCTGGTGAACATCGGCGTGCCGTCTGGATTGATCGCGCACAAGCGCACCACCAGAGCAGGCACGCCGCTCGGATCAGTTTCCCGCAGCGCCAGCACTGCTGAACGATCGGCGACCGACAGTTCGCGCACCGTCAACTCGGCACCTTCGACCGTGATCGTCGTTCGCTTCGCGGTGCCGAGCGCGAGGAACTGCGTGGCGTTGATAGTCATTATGAAATCGTAATGTCGCCGGAAATTTTGAGGCCGAATACGATCTGATTGATGTCGCTGACGGACGGATTCAGCGTCCAACTCAGGCACAGACCATCGAAATCAAACTTGATGGCCGGTGATCCTTCCTCGACCGTCACGCGGAAGCCGCGAGTCGCCTGCGCCTGCACGTCGCGGATCATGTCGAATTCGACGGTCGCATCACGCTCAAAGTTGAGCGTCAGCGTCATCTCGGTTCCATCCGGCAGACCGCCGATGTACTCGCGCGCGGTCGAGCAGAACGTGGTCGCATCCAGCAGCGGATTCGTCTGCCCGAGGCCACTGATGTCTGTCACCTGACAGATCGCCGTGTATTCTCCGGGCGATCCCGGCTTCTCACGCCACAGTTTAATGCCGCCTACAAAAGCATTCGTCGTCATTTCCTTGCTCTCCTACGGTGATTCGTCATGCCACACAATGAACTGCTGGACGACACGGTACAGACCCACATCCGGTTCGTCCATGTCCTGCTCATCTTCCAACTGCACCGTTGATACCCGGATGCCGTTCATGGTGCCGGTGAAGTCTATCAGCGCGGCGCGGGTCGCCGCTGCTAAGTTCTGCGATTCTGCGAAGGTCGGCGCATAACAGTCCAGTTGAAAATCCGAGCGTACCAGATCATCCGTCCCGCAATATTTCTGCTGCCGCCGCACCGAACTGCGTGAGTAAACCAGACACGGTTGCCGCAGCAGCGTCGGCGCTGACCGCTGCGGAATGACCAGTGGGAAAATGCGCGCGCCGACCAGCGTCGCCACGCCGTTATCGTTCGACAAGTGATTGAACAGACCTTCGCCGATCATGCGACTGATCCTTTCGAGTGTGCCAGTATCCGCAGTCGCTTGCCCATTTTGCTAATCATCAGTTGCAGCATTCTTCCACGGTTCGATTCAAACGCGGGTTTGAGCCACGCCTGCTTCGGATAGCCGCGCGATGGGAAGCCGTACTCTAAGAATTGCGAAGCATAAAACGCATCCTTGTCCGGGCCGACGATCACCTTCGCGCCAGTCTTGTCGCGGCTGACGAAAGAGGCGATCTTAATGTGCCGCTTCGCATATCCCGGCATCAACCAGCGATGGCGATATGACCAGTGACCCGCGTATGTCTCAATGTGGTAAGTGTCGCCCATCATCCCCGGACTCTCGACGATGTTCTGCTCGGCTTCCTTTTTTACACCGACCATTCCAGCGCGCAGCGCGATCCGCGTTTCGCTGGCAAGTTTCCCGCCCTTGCCCATCGCATAAAGTTTCGCGCGCAGTTCCTCGATGCCGGTCATCGTCCACGACATCCCGCGCGCGTTACTGCCACCGCTGCGCCTGCCGCCAGCAGAACGTCCGGTCGGCAACATGCCCTCACTGTTTGCGAATGTGGAAGCCATCAGCGCCAGCCCTCGCCGTCGTACACCTTGCACATCAGCAGCGATTCATGCGCTTCTTCGCGCGGCGACAAGATGCTCAGGATTTCATACAGCACGAACCGCGTCGGTGATCCACTGTCGTCACCGTGGCGAATCCGCATGGTCTGGTGCAAGTCAGCGCGATACCGTATCCGAATTCGCACATTGTTTTCCTGCTGTACCTGCGCGGCGATGAAATACTCGCGACCCGTAAGCGGTTCGATCGCTGCCCACACGCTCGCATGGTCGATCCATGTCCATGTGACCTCGCCAGTCGCGCCCTGCGCCTCGACGCGGCGCTGAATGGTGACTCGATGACGTAATGGCCCCGCACGCATGGTTCACCTGTACGCGATGCAGTCGGCGCAGATCGTTCCGCTCACGTCGCGCTGCAAGTGTGCCGCGCGCAATTCTTGAAACTTCATTCCGTTCCAGCCTTCCATGAATTGCACCTTGTTCAAGTCGGCCATCGCGAAGCGGTTGTCGGCGTCAAAGCAACAGGCCGACAGGATACCGTCAGCGGTAACGTGGCCCTCTGAAAATGCCGACCAGCATGGCAGCGGTTCGCGCATAGCATCCAACCGTCCTTGATTGCCTGCGGTCGGTCGGTATCCCAACTCGGCCTCGCGCTGTGTCGCCACCGCGCCCATCGAATACAGTGGCAACCAGTAATGTTCGTCCACGAATGGGCGTACATGCTCATCCAGCAGCAGTTCCATTTTCGCTTGCTGTTCGCCGTCGTACCTGATCGACGATGCGTACAGGCGGGTCGCATAGCCGCCCTCGTCGCGCATCCAGCGCGCGTCCCGAATGTTACGCAGTGCGCTTCGATAATACTTCGGTGAAACTCCCATGATGGTTTTGAACTGTTCTTCGTCAGCGGCGTTGACCGACCACTTGAGCGAATCCAGTCCTGCCGCCATCAGGCCACCGACCGTTTCAGCATCAGCGAGCGAGGCGTTGCTGGTCAGGAATATATACGGGAATTTCATCACGCCCTTGACCCACCGCACCGCTTCCAGCAACAGCGACTTCGCCATCATGGATTCGCCGAGGAAAAATAGGCCGATTTCGTTCACGCCTGCGGCCCGCATTTCGACGGTGATGCGCTTGAACAGGTCGAAGTCAATGTCGCCGAGCGGTTGCTGCTCGCGCATTCGCAGCGCGCAGAATCCGCAACGGTAATTGCAGCGTCCGGTCAGTTCGATCTTGACCGCCTTCGGCGCTGGTGGGTCGGCACGCCGATGCGTTTCGG